ATAACATATTGAGGAAATGTAAGCCAAATGCCTTTGATGAGCAATGGTATAATGGGTGTGTAGTTCACCCAATGGTCATAAGAACCATGAACTGATTTCATTGGATTTCAATGGAATTTGGAACTATAACATATTGAGGAAATGTAAGCCAAATGCCTTTGATGAGCAATGGTATAATGGGTGTGTAGTTCACCCAATGGTCATAAGAACCATGAACTGATTTCATTGGATTTCAATGGAATTTGGAACTATATAATGATATTATCAATGGTCAAGTGGCGCAATTGGTTGAGACGCACCAGACTTAGGATCTGGAAGTAGAAATACTTGTGTGGGTTCGACTCCCACCTTGACTACAAATTAATATAAAATTGTTTAATTTATAGTAAAAGTATTATGAAAGTATTATTGGTAAATGAAGCAGAGTATGAATTGAACGAAGGCAAAATGACAAAGATGCCTTTTGAAATGTTCAATTTGATGAGGGATAGAAGAAACATTACGAAATCTGACAATATACAGAGAGTAAGAGTATTCAAGAGTATGGAAGAATTTAATTCTACTGTAACGGATAAGGATATTAATACGTTTGATGAAACAAAGGATGTATTGGTATCGAAAGGAGGAAATATATTTCTTTTTCTTAAAGACACAACCTATAATTCAGAATCAGGAACAGACAATGCCACAGCCAATCCCGAAGAAAATCAAGCAGAATAACCCTGAGATTGATGAAAAACCTTTTAAAACACTACTTGTAGATGGTTCAAATGTATTAGAGCTATCACACAGTGGGGATAAAAGATTATCAAGCAAAGGAGAACAAGTAGGAGGAATATTTCAGTTCCTTCTACAACTTCGCATTATCCTTGCAAAGGGAAATTTTAGGTATGTTTATGTCTTTTGGGATGGTGATAGGGCAGGACAATTCCGTTTCAATGAATTGGCTGAATATAAAGCAAATCGTGACAAGAATTTTGAAGAAGCAAATCTATCTGATTACATGAAAGAGGCTAATAGGCGTATTAAATTTATGCAACGTACTCTTTTTAATAAAGACAATAAATTAGATGAAAAGAAGAAAGATAGAGAGATATTTTTCAGACAGAGAGAGATAATCATGGAATGTCTTGAAGAATTATTTATTAGACAATGTATTGACGATGAGGTAGAAGCGGACGATTTCATCGCTTATTACGTTTTACATAAGAAACCAAATGAAAAAATTGTCATTATGTCTAATGACAGGGATTTAACCCAACTAATAAGCGAGGATGTTATTGTATATATACAACAGTTAAAGAAATTTATCACAACAAAAAACCATTTGGAAGAGATGGGTTATGATTATCGTAATGTTGTGCTTAAAAAAATGCTTTGTGGGGACGATTCTGACAACATTAAAGGAATAAAACTTCTTGGAGAGAGAACTTTATTTAATAATTTCAAGGAATTCAAAGAAAGAAAAGTTACACTCGAAGAGGTTATTGACAAGGCAAGAAAAATCAATGAAGAAAGAGTTAAGAATAAGAAAAAACCGCTTGTTTGGGCTGAAAATATTATTAAAAAAGTAACGGATAGTTCTGCGGGTGTAAATATTTACGAGGTAAATAAAAAAATTATTGATTTAAGCCATCCTCTAATGACTAACGAAGCTATTGAAAGAATTGAATGCCAAATGTATGCACCATTAGATCCAGAAGGAAGAAGTATGAGTAATTTATATCGTATTATTTGTGATAATGGTATTGACGACCTTAAAGATGAAGGTAGGTTTAGTACATTTTTCTCTACCTTCCAGAATGTAATAGAAAAAGAGAAGAAAAATTTGTGAGAAATATTTGTTAGTTTGCTCATAAAGTAGTATATTTGCAAAAAAGATGAGAGAAACAAAGTTTGAAGTGGATGTTATATTATGTTTAACGCATTAAATTTATAGATTAATGGAACAGGAAGTTCAAAAAAAAGAAGTCGCACTTAATAATGAATCATATAAGGAGAGATTTCAGTTTATATTATCTCTGAATGAAAATATTATTTGCCAAAGATATTTTAGAATTAATGGTTTTAACAATGATTCATTGGAAAGTTATGAATTGAGAGAGACAATTGATGAGATAGTAGGCATCATTAGGCAAGATTTGGAATCTAAGAGTCGTGTTTACCAATGGTTTACACGAAATACACCTCTTAAACTTACAGGGTTTGGCAAAACTTGTGAGGAAATTATCGAGAAAACATCAACAGTTACTTATCTCGAATATCCAGAAAATGCTATTGATTATTATGTAGACATTGAAAGGCCTAAACCCTATGAATATACATTCAAATTCGCATTCCTTATGGATAACAAACCAGTTTATGAGGAAATTTGGGATGGTGGAGATTATCCCAAGTATGTAAGGAACAGCGTGGATTTAACAAATTCCAACCACCTTTATAAGGATAAAGACCCCATGTCGCTTCATTTCAATGTTGCAATTGTAAGAGCCATGACAATTGACAAGACAGACCTTATCTATACTATTATCCGTAAAATTTGTGATGTAACCAGTTCTACATATACAGAGAAATACGGAGTTTATACAAAGAAAGAAAAGTATGGTGATAAGAAATACCGTTTTTCATTGTATAATGAGGAAGCAGTGAATGATTGGAGAAAGGCGACTGAAAACAAGACAAGGGAATACTTCAACACAATGTATCCTTCGCAGCGACAGATAGAAAGAATTGACAAATATTTGTAATTTTATATAGTGTCTCTATCGACAGTCTAATCTATGCATTGCTTTTCGCAATAATTAAGTTAGACTGTCATTTCATTACTGTCAGTTCTAAAAAGAACCATATTTATTTTAACTAAATTTTAAAAATGTAAATAAATAATGGCAAATAATAACATTGCAAACGTAAATAAGAATGACCTAGGGTTTTTAGGTGAAGATTATCAAAAATTATTTGTAAAGTGTCTTATTGAAGACAAACAATATTTCGGGGAATTATATTCTGTATTAGACCAGAACAAGTTCACAAATGAGAATTTGCGAAGAATTGTAGGGTTTATGAAAGATAGGTATGCGGAAGTTGAAATTGTACCGTCATACAGTGATTTGAAAGTTATCATAAGGTCAAGGGTTTCAGATGAAATATCTCGTAATATTATGATTTCAATGCTCAAGGAGATTTACAACCTTAAAATGGAATCCATTGACTTGATCGAGGATACTTGCTTCAAGTTTTTTAAACAACAGAATCTTATCAAGGCATTAAAGGAAACAGAGGATATTATCCGTATGGGTGATTTCAACAGATACAATGAAATTGTGGACAAGATACAGAAAGCAATTGAAACAAATGAGAAGAAAGACTTAGGTTTTAGATTGTTTGAGAATCTTGAAAGCGATTTGAGCGAAGATTATCGTATTACCATTCCTACTGGTGCTGATAAGCTTGATGATGCCTTGTATGGGGGTATTGGGAAAGGGCAGCTTGGTATTATAATTTCTCCGATGGGTACGGGAAAAGCACAGCCATTAACTTCAAAAATACTTACGCCTGATGGTTTTAAGACAATGGGCGATATGCATATTGGGAGTGAAATTATTGGCTATGATGGTAAACCTCATAAAGTAATAGGTGTATTTCCACAAGGAATACGGCCAGTATATAAATTAACCTTTTCAGACGGAAGTATTGTAGAATGTGATGAAAATCATTTATGGCAAGTTAAGTGTAATAATATTGTCAAGGTAATTACATTAACAGAAATATTAAATGAAGAAATGACCGAATATTTTATTCCAAAGTTTGTTTCGAACAATTATATAGATGTTAAGGTTGAAAAAATTGAATATGATAGACAAGATTACACCCAATGTATCTTAATTGATTCAGATGACCATTTGTATATTACAGATGATTTTATTGTAACTCATAACACTTCTGCTACAACAGGTTTTGCTGCAAATGCAGCTATTACCAAGTGTAAAGAAAACAATTATAAAGGATGGAAAGTCTTACATATCTTTTTTGAAGATACTGAGGTGGATATTAGACGTAAATATTATGGCTTCTTTACTGATTTTGATGCAATGTATCTTTCAGACCCTCAAATCAAGGAGTTAGCACTTGAAAAAATGAATGAAGACCAAGAAAAACGGCAGTTGATGTACGAAAACATCAAGGCTATCAGAATGGAATCAATGACAACTACGGCATCAGATATAGAAACCTTGATTAAGAGGGAAATAGCGGTTGGTTTCAGACCAGATATGGTTATTATAGACTATTTTGAATGCCTTTCACCTGAAAGAATACAATATTCTAAGGCAGACATTTGGGAAAAGGAAGGAATTACCATTAGAAAGTTGGAAAAAATGACTAATAAATACAATATCGCTATTTGGATACCAGTTCAAGGCAATAGGGAAAGTATTGGTTTGGATAAGGTAGGTTTGGCACAAGGTGGCGGTTCTATAAAAAAGACACAGGCAGCTCATGTCGTTATTACATTTGCACAAACAGATGACCAAAAAACGCAAGGTAGAATGAACATATTCTTAGCTAAGCTAAGAAGTGGTAAGATAACCAGAAACCAATTCTATAACGTTGCATTCAACAACGGTACTTGTAAATTTGATATGAGCAACATTGATGCAGATACATCAGCTATTGAGAATGCAAATGATATGGAAAGAGATATGGAGATTGCCGCTGCAAAGGCAAGATCAGAGGCTAAAAATATGCTATCTAAATAGCGAGAACTCAGGAATTTTTTGTAAAATAAATTTTAAAAAATTTTCGCTATGATATTCAAAGACTTACAAAAGGAATCACAATTTAGGTATTAAACTTTAGGTCTGAATAGACTATATATTTAATACCTAAAATAATTTATTTATTGCTAAGTGGATTAATAATTATGAGAGTTATTAAAAGAGACAAAACGTTAGAAGTGTTTCAGTTTTCAAAGATTGAAAATGCAATTACTAAAGCTTTTGAATCTGTTGGGCAATTAGTCTCAAAGGACGTAATTAATTGCATGAGAGAAGAATACAATGAAAATTCCGATGTTGATGTAGATGTTGAAAGCATTCAAGACGAAATCGAGGAATGTTTGATGTTTAATAATCCAATTGTTGCTCGTTCTTTTATCATTTATCGTTATAAACATAAGATGTTAAGAGATGAACAATCAGCATTAGAGAAAGACATCACAAAAAAACTTATGGCGAGTAATGTTGAGAATCAAAATGCAAATGTTGACGAACAATCATTTGGTGGACGTATGGGAGAGGCTTGTAGAGTAGTTACTAAAAACGATGCCCTTAAAAATCATATGTCGAGAAAATCGAGAAGAAATCATTTAAATAATGAGATATATATACATGACTTAGATTCATACTCTGTAGGTGAACATAATTGCCTCAGCATCCCTTTTGATGACCTATTGAGTAAAGGATTTATTACCAGACAAACGGATGTACGCCCTGCAAATAGCATTAATACAGCATTTCAATTAGTGGCTGTATTGTTTCAAATACAAAGTTTGCAACAATTTGGAGGTGTTTCAGCCACACATTTGGACTGGACTATGATACCTTATGTTAGAAAATCTTTTTATAAACATTATAAAGATTGGTATGAATTGGTAAATAACACCGAAATTCCACAAGGTATTACATCGGATATTTCAATAGAAGATGAAAAATATAGGGGTGATGAACAAGGTTATAATTATGCTCTTAAAATGACTGAAAAAGAGTTAAAGCAAGCAGTTGAAGGTATGTATCATAATCTTAATACCTTGCAATCACGTAGTGGAAATCAGCTTCCGTTTAGTTCTATAAATTATGGTACTTGCACCTTATCAGAAGGTAGAATGGTGATTAAAGCTCTCTTAGAGGGTTCTTTGAATGGTGTAGGTAAATTTCATAAAACACCTATATTTCCTTGTGGAATATTTCAATTAATGGAAGGTGTGAATAGAAAAGAAGGAGACCCAAATTATGATTTATTTAAATTAGCATTAAAATCTACTTCGCAAAGACTTTATCCAAATTATGCAAATTGTGATTGGAGTGGAAATGCAGGTTACGACAAGAATAATCCAAAAACTTATTTTTCTACAATGGGATGTCATGCAAAGAATACTGCTATTATAATGTATGATGGTACTAAAAAAATGGTGCAAGATATTGCTGTTGGTGATAAAATTATGGGGGTTGATAATAAACCAAGAATAGTTCAGTCTTTGATAAGAGGTAACGATAAATTATTTAAAGTAAATCAAAGTCGTGGAATATCTTATATCGTTAATGAAGGACATATTCTTGCATTAGAATATAGTGCAAAACGTAAATATAAAGGATTTAAAAAAGGTGATAGGGTTAATATGTCTCTACATGATTATATGAATTTACCTGACTATATTCGTAGACATTTTAAGGGTTACAAAGGGTCTTATGAGTTAGAAGAAAAAGAATATGATATACCCCCATATATTCTAGGACTGTGGCTTGGTGATGGAAGTAAAAATTCGACAAGAATTAGTGTTAATCCAAAAGAGAAGCAGATAATTGAAGATTTAGAAGAATATGCAATTTCGATTAATAAAAAATTGACAATAAGACAAGAGCAAAATGAAAATTGTTTATGTGTTGATGTGTGTGATTCTAATAATCGAAATGACGGTAATAAATTTAGACAATCATTAATAAAATATAATTTAATGGGTAATAAACATATACCCGAATGTTATTTTTATGGTTCTAAAACTCAAAGAAGCGATTTACTTGCGGGATTAATTAATACTGATGGTTGGGCAAGAAATGGACGAGGTAGAAAGACTGTTTGTTTTGGAAACACAAATTTAGATTTAATTATGGGTGCAAAGAGATTAGCAGATTCATTGGGATATACTACTAATATTATAAAAGCAAGAGAAGAAACTATTGGGAGTGGTATTTGTGAGGGATGTAAACTTAAACCGTATTACTATCTAAGTATACATGAATTTGATAATAAACATTTAATGTCGAATAAGAAAACTGATACTACAACAATATCAAAAAGGAATTTTAATACTTCAACTTTAAATATTGAAGAAGTAGAAAGCGGTGACTTTTATGGTTTTGAACTTGATGGTGATAGACTTTATATGATTGAAGATGGCACAGTTACTCATAATTGTCGTACTGCTAATGGCTATGATATTAATGGTTTTGGACAATTAAAAGATGGAAGAGGAAATATTTGTCCAATTACTATTATCTTACCAACATTAGCAATGGAAGCAGATAGAGATGTTAATAAATTTATGAAATTATTGGATAAGAAGATTGGCGAGGCAAAGGATATGTTAATAGAAAGATTCGATTGGATTTGTTCACAAAGTCCTGAATCTGCTAAGTTTATGTGGCAAAATGATGTAATGAAAGGATATATTCCAGAAGAAGGTATTCGTTCAGCGATGAAACATGGAACACTTGCAGTAGGGCAGTTAGGATTAGCTGAAACTTTACAACTCCTTATAGGAAAAGACCATACAACAGAAGAAGGTATGGAATTAGCCAAGCAAATCGAAGAATTGTTTAATAATAGATGTAAAGAATATAAAGAAGAGTATAAGCTCAACTTTGGCGTATATTACACACCTGCTGAAAATCTTTGCTATACTGCGATGAATAAATTTAAGGCAAAATATGGTGTTATTGAGAATGTTTCGGATAAGGAATATTTCACCAATTCAATGCATGTACCAGTATGGAAGAAAATATCTCCATTTGAGAAAATAGATATTGAATCTCAATTAACTGGATATTCAAATGCAGGATGTATTACTTATGTAGAATTACCGAGTACAACAAAACACAATATTGAAGCATTGGAAACAATTGTAAATTATGCAATGGATAAGGACATTCCATATTTTGCAATTAACGTTCCAAATGATACTTGTAATGAATGTGGTTATACAGATGAAATAAATAACGTTTGTCCTATGTGTGGAAGTAGTAACATAAGCAGATTAAGACGTGTAACAGGTTATCTTACTGGTAATTACACGACAGCCTTTAATGAGGGAAAACAATGTGAAGTTAAGGATAGACAAAAACATGATAGTATAAAAGTTGAGGTGGAATGAGATACAGAGATATAACTTGTCCAGATGTATGCAATGGAACAGGATGTAGAGTTATCCTATGGTTACAAGGATGTACCCATCATTGCAAAGGTTGTCAAAACACAGAAACATGGTGCTTTAATGGTGGTAAAGAGTTTGATGCCAAAGCAAAAGACAAATTAATAGAATTATTAAAATTGCCTTATATTAAAGGATTAACATTATCAGGTGGAGACCCTTTAGACAGTTATCAAGATGTGTATAAATTACTTGTTGAGCTAAAAGAACGATTTAAAGATAAAGATATATGGCTTTACACAGGTTATACACTTGATGAGATAGAAAACTCAGACAAACATATTGTGTTAGATTATATAGATTATTTGATAGATGGAACTTATCAAGAAAAACTAAGGGATATCACTTTAGCATTTAGAGGCTCTTCAAATCAAACAATATGGGAAAAGAAAAATGGTAAATTTGTTAAAAGTAGCTTGAATTAATCAGGCTACTTTTTGTTATATTACTGGAAAATAGTATATTTGCAAAAATATATTATCGTTTTTAATGGAAAACAAAAGACTATATGACATAATACAAGATTACCTGACAAACGGAAAGAAATCAGAAGATTTCGTAGGACAACTTATAGAGGAATTATGTGGTGGAACTTGTGAGAAATCAACAACCAATGAAGATAAATTGAAACATATTGATATATGGTGGAATTCACCAAAAAAAGGAAGATTAGGTATTGATGTCAAAGGTATTAAGAAAAACAATAGAAAAGATAAGGAAGTTGATGATTCAATTCATTGGATAGAGATACAAGGCGTTACTGGTTATAAAGGATGGATATTTGGAGAAATGGATTACATTGCCTTTATAACGAGAAAACAAGTGTTATTTGTCAAACCTTGTGATTTATATGGAAATATACTGTGGAATATTGCAGGAAAGAAACTTGTGTATAAATGCCCGAAAGAGTGCTATGTTCCCTATCAAAGATGGAGGAGAAAGGACATTGTTGTAAAAGTTCCTACTGAAGATATTGAATGTATTGCACAGTTTAAGTTGGATTACTTCTTGAGTTAATAAACAGATTTTGCTATATTTATTTTTATATAAAAATATTGAGATAAGTATGGCAATTACACATTATGGGATAAAATTTCCGTTTAATATAAAGTCTATAGAGAAGACTTTTCTCGATTTGGACACAACTCCACCTGACGCTATAAAAAGTGCCATAATGCACCTTATTTTCACTCCAAAAGGGCAGAAGATAAGAGACCCTGAGTTTGGAACAAACCTTATACAATTTATTTTCAATCCGAATGACACACAGACGTGGGGAGAGGTGAAAAGTGATATAAAGGAAGTTGTTTCAAAATTTGTCCCTAATGCAAGTCTTGATGATATAGAGATTTATGAAGTGAATGATGGTAGAGGGCTTGTAGCGGACATCAAATATAGCGTAAAAGATAGTACATTCAACAATACTTATCAACTTATAACAAAACTTTAATTTTTTTTAATTATAAGGCAATGAGTGAAACAAAAATACCATATTCGAGTAGGAATTATTCAGAGTTCCGTGATGAGTTTATGAAACTTACAAGGAAATATTATCCTAACATAGTCAAGGATTTCAGCGATGCAGCGATAGGACAATGGTTTATTGAATTATTAGCAGCTTCAAGTGATGATTTAAGCTATCATCTCGATAGGATATTTCAAGAAACAGACATTAATTCAGCACAACAGGCAAGTTCATTGTTACAACTTGCAAGAAGTAATGGTTTAAAAGTACCAGGGAAAAAGGGTGCTTTATGTGAAGTCGAGATTTCATGTAATCTTCCATTAAATCAACAAGGAGATGCAAGTACAGGTGATTTAAGACTTGCAGATGAAAGTTACGCACCAGTTATAAAAAGAGGAACACTATTTTCAACTGGTATGGTTACATTTGAACTTACGGAGGATGTTGATTTTAGGGAACAATTTGACGAAAACGGCGTTTCAAATAGAACAATAACACCAGTAAGAGATGCAAATGGGAATATCATATCATACAATTATTCAAAATTGGCAGTTGTTCAGGCAGGTCAAAGCAAGATATACAAGAAAGTCTTGGATTCAAGTGACATAGAGCCGTTTATGGAAATACTTATTCAAGACCAAAATATTATGGGAGTTGAATCAATTATCGTTAAAGAGGGTACAAACTTGAATACAGACCCATCAACGAATGAATTTTTTGTAGATGATGAAGAATATGTTGATACGACAGGTAAACCAATACAAAGGTTTTTTGAAGTGGATGCCCTTATCGACCAATATAGGTTTGGTTACGAGGAAGAAAAAGTAGAAGTAAACGGTGGAAATGGAAGTACATATTACTATTATAATCCAGTATGGGAAGATTGTAATTATACAGATGAAGAAGGTAATGAGGTAACGTATAGACGTGTTACGAAAGGTAAATGGAAGAGATTGAAAAACAAATTCATTACTGAATATACCGATAATTGGCAATTAAAGGTAATTTTCGGAGCAGGTATCAGAAATCAATATGGAACAATTCCAAACGAAGACGAAGGTATTGAGAAATTTACCCAATATATAATGTCAAGGATGCAAGCCAATGACTATATGGGTGTTCTTCCTGAAAGTGGAAATACAATATACATCATGTATCGTGTAGGTGGTGGCGAAGAAAGCAACATTGCAAGAGATACATTAACAAATATTGTATATATCAATTATACCATTTGTGGTAATTCATCAGACCCAGATAATGCCAAGAAAATGAAAGATGTTCAGAATTCGATTTCTGTAACAAATACCACACCGTCTTATGGAGGTAAAGACGAACCTACGGCTGATGAGTTGAGATACTTGATTAAGTATAATAATGCAAATCAGAACAGATGTGTTACATTGAGAGATTATTATTCAAAGATACTCCAAATTCCCGCAAGATATGGTTGCCCATTCAGGATTGGTATTATTGAAGAAAATAACAAGATTGCCATTTATACGCTTGGATTGGATTATAATGGAAATCTTATGAGAGAGCTTGCAGAACCAGTTGCCGACAATATTAAGGAATATCTTACAAATTATAAGATGATTAATGACTTCATTGAGATAAAATCAGGAAAAATCATTAATATCAAATTTGAAATAGATATATTTGTTGATAAGGCATACGACAAGAGCGAGGTTGTTAAACGTGTAATTGAAACAGTAACAGACTATATGGATATAAGAAGGCATCAAATGGGGGAAGATATATTTTTGGGCGACTTACAAAAAGAAATCGGGAAATTAGATGGTGTAAACAACGTAATTGAACTGAGAGCTTATAATCCTGTAGGAGATGGTTATTCGGATGATGCAATTACACAGCAATTGATTGATGTTTCTGACTGTTGCTATGATTATGCAGAAGCAGGCGAGAATTTTGACAGACAGATTGATTTGAAAGCAAGTGATATGGTACTGTTTAGCGAAGCTAATTCAATGTTTGAAATTTTGAATGACAATGATATCAAGGTGAGAGTAAAACAAAGATAAAAGAAAATATTGATAAAATATATGGGAATGACTATCTTTATAAGGAAAGAGATAGTCATTTTATTTATAATAAAGTATTCATATAAAATTTATAAATATGGGATGTAATTGCAAGAAAAGATATAACCAGTTAAAGGGCATATCTGATAACAAGGAAGAATTGGAACAAGAAGAAAACGAATTAAATCAAGGAATTGTTAATTCTGTTGCAGGATGGATAAGCCAATTCATTTTTGGAATTATTACAATCTGTGTATTTATAGTTGTTATAATTCCTCTCATAATTTACATCATTGCGTGTATAATTTTAGGAAAAGAACCGTCTGTTAGAATAAGAAATCCAAAGAAAATTTTCAAAAAGAAAGATGCAAAATAATATTAGCACTTATAGAATACATACTGGCATTGGTTCAGATGCACCTAATGTATTAAATGTCAAACTACAGCAGACTTATGATATGTTAGAGGTGTTAAGTTTAAAATTAAATCAAACCAATACATATAATTTTTATGAATCGTCATACGGCATTGTTGTAGGGCGTGTTTTAGCGAATGACGCATTTGGAATACCTAATGCGAAAGTTTCAATCTTTATTGAAGTAGATGATGCTGAAAGTATTGCAGCAAAGGGAATATATCCATTTACCTCAATAAGAGATGCTGACGCAAATGGTGTAAGATACAATTTATTACCAGATGAACAGATAAGTGCTTGTTATCAGAATGTGGGTACTTTTCCTAATAAGAGACTTGTATTGGACAACAATGATATTATAGAGATATTTGATAAATATTGGAAATATACAACTGTTACAAATGAAGCAGGTGATTATATGTTATTTGGTATTCCGACAGGAGACCAACAATTACATGTAGATGTGGATTTGTCGGATATTGGGGTTTTAAGTCAAAGACCCCGTGATATGATATATAAAGGTTATAATGCAGAGCTTTTTGAAAGTCCTAATAAATTTAGACAATCTCAAAATCTTGATTCGTTATCACAAATATTTTCACAAAATAAGGGTGTATATGTATATCCTTATTGGGGTGATACTTCAAATACTGAAGAAACAATTGCAATTACAAGATGTGACATCCAATTAGAGTATAAGTTTGAGCCTACTTGCATTTTTATGGGTTCTATTATAACAGACACTGGTGCTAATGCTATAGGAAAAAGCTGTGCAGCAACGGAAGGTTGTGGTCGCATGGAAAATATGGCGGCAGGAGAAGGTTCTATTGAAATGATTAGAAAAACACTTGACGGTAAGGTCGAGGAATTTCAAATCAAAGGCAACAGACTTATAGATGGGGATGGGATATGGTGTTATCAAATACCTATGAATTTGGATTATGTAAGAACAGACGAATATGGGAACATTGTTCCTACAGATGACCCGAATAGAGGTATTCCTACAAGAACAAGAGTTAGGTTTAGAATTAGTCTTGATGAAACACCTAATGATGCAGAAGCAAGAAAAAGATGCAGATTTTTAGTTCCGAATAATCCAAGGAATAATGAGCAGGATTTTCCTATGTTTTATAAAACAAAGGAAGTGGATTATGAGTTTGGTAGTTTAACGAGAGAGGAATCATATAAGGATTTATTTTGGAATAAAGTATATACAGTTAAAAGTTATATCCCAAGATTACAGAAAAACAGTAAAGAAACAAATAGAAAGCATACAGGTGTAAAAGCTATTAATTATTATGGCGATAACAACCCGTTCCCATATACTAATGTAAGTATTAAATTGTCATTTACATACCGTTTGATATGTGTAATAACTAAGGTTATTATATATATCATTGGTTTCATTAATACTATTTTTAGTATCATAGGCTTAATACCTTGCTGGTTGTCAGAACTTTGTATAGGTATATGGAGATTCAAGGTATGTCCATTTGGCTTCTTAAAAAAAGCAATCCCCAAATGTATTAAATTAAGTTCAGAATTTTGTGATGATGGAGTTAATAAGAAAACTTATTATCCTGGATGTACAGGATGTGTATGCAATTTAAGTACAGAAGACCATAACAAAGAAAATATGAGTTTACCTATAGAAGAGCAGACGATGGCAGAATGTTCCAGTCTTGGCTCTATTGCAGAAAGTACACTTATGACATGTATCGAAACAAGCCTTGCGCAAGAGAATGATTGCGTTAACTTTAATTTTGAAAATGATTGGGTAAATGGTACATTGTATGCTCCATTATGGTATAGAAAAATAACACCCAAAAAATCATTTTTATTTGGATTATTTAGTCGTAAGGCAAAGGATGAATGGTGTAGTGCCGATAGACAGTTTGGAAACCTTAATATATGGCAATTCTGTGCATTGAACAGAGAAAGAATGAATGATGCAAAATATGCAAGTTTTAATAGTACAACAGTTAATATAACGCCAATGAAAGTAGGTTCTAATCCTGGATGTGGCGATGATTGCCATGAATCAAAACAATCACAAAATGTTGATTATGGAGTGGTTCTTACTCGTGAAAAAGTGTATTATTATAAGGCATTGCAATATTTACCTTCATTGAATAATAATCAAGGTGACGTAGTTTTATTATTTGCTACGGATATTGTTTTATTAGGTAGTTTAAATGATTGCGATATGAATGGTATCCCTCAATTCTTCAAGAATTTGGAGGGTACTACATATAAACTTCCAGAAGCCATCTTATTTACAGATAATGAAGTAAGCACTTCAATAGATGAAAATGGTTCATATGTAGTTGATTATAGCTCTCATACAGAAATGACTGGTAGAGATTGGGGTAATATTAATAAAACAGATGAATGTGATAGACCAGATGGAGGATTATTCTATGGAATTGGATGTTCAACCATTGAATTAATGCCTAAATCTTGTATTAACTTGATGAGAATATGCGAGTTTGGAGTATCGCTTGATGAAACAAAATACATAGAAGATTTGGCAAAAATAGAAAGTGGCGACAATAATGACTATTCAGAAAGTTTGTTAATACCAGATGGATTTATATCTTATGATGAGTTGTATAACCTTGATGAAAGAAGTATGTTTGCCACATTAAATAGCAATAATCTGAGAACAAAACTTAACAATAAGAATGGCCTATATGAATACGATTTAAGATATTTATATCCTGAAAATTTTGACGGTTCTTTGTATGAATTAATGAGACAAAGACAAAGTAGTGGTTGTGATAAAACTTATCGTTACAATTACAACTTGGAAAGTTTTAGTCGTGATTATTATATATTTAGAATGGGTGATATTCCTTTCTATTATGACAATAATGGAAGATTACCACGTTATGAAAATTCATTTTACTTTTATTTTGGCTTAAAATCAGGCAAAACTGCTATTGAAAAATTTAACAGTCAATTCTTCAGTAATTGTGAGAATACAACAGGAGAAGAACTGATGATAAATAATGAGATTATGGCAAATTCTTGGTGTACTGATGAAAAAGAAGATTGGGATGGTTATATTAAATTGAATTTAAATGGTATATCAACCCCTTATACATTAGAATTATATAGCCCTTATGATACCAGTTTAAATTATCAGATAAATGATATAAGTAGTGAGAAAATATGTATCTATAACAGCATGTACATTGATGAACGTGAAAATGATGAAAATTTTATAGGTTACGAACGTATAGATGACCATACTATAGTACTCAAGAATACTACATATAATATTACGATAACTGATGCAGAAGGAAATGTCACAGAAAGCACAATATCAATGAATAGTAAATATTTAAGTTTTTCAACATATGTCGAAGATTTTAACGAGCCAAATAATGTATTATCTGATGAAATAGGTGATGATTGTACTATCGCAACATATAAAATGACCGATGTAAATCTTAATACACAAAGTGATGAAAGCGGAAATACGGATATACTTGATAAAACCGCGCCATTTCAAGAACCTACACCAGATAATCCAAATATACCGTATAGGGAAATTGGAGGTATAATAGGTGTGTATGATTTGTATTACAATAATGAGCCAATGTATAAGAAATATGCATTTAGGATTGATATTGTTTCGGTAGATGAAAGTTTTGCTTATGAAAACCATATATCTTTTGATGAAAATGGAAGTATAATAACAGATGGTAACACTGAATATAATGAAGTATATACATGCGGAAATTGGCAAAATAGTATTAAGTATAATGGAATGACTTATAATGGAGGAAACCAATATTTTGCGTTTGGTGTACCGAGGGGGGATATTGATTATAGGGTAACTGTAACACAATTATGTAATGAAGGTAGTATTTTCACTGATAGCAATAACACCATATATCAAGATGTAACAGTTAATGAACCTATACCATTTAAAATGTTTATTGGTTTGGTTATCGACTACGATGTTATTAAGGATAAATTCAGTAATACTGGTTGGGCTATAAACGGTGACACTTCTAATTATGGTGTTACTTACAATGGGAATATCAGTGACGCATGGTTGCATATTAGTGATGAAAGTAATTATGATTGGGATGCAAATGAAAGATATACTTTAGCATTTTATGAAGAAAATGGTTTTGATGGATATAATAGTGCAGAGGAAGCACTTCAAGCAGCAAAGGATGCATTTATATCTGCAATGAAAGAAACATTCTATATCAATTGTCTTACTGATAAGAAGAGTATTACTATACAAGCGCAGACGGATGATTATCCAGTTTCAACAAAAATTGTTTATAAAGAGGAAATGACAAGTGAGAATGATGATAATATGAATGTTATTTCTTCTTGCAGTAGCAATATAACTGATGATTCAACAATAAATGATATAGGTATTCCTACCATTACCAATATAGATAATACTGATTTTGCTTCAGACAGAATAATTGAAGGAGATATATGTTATGCCAAAGACGTAACGGCAAATCAAAGAATAGGTTGTTCTGGTGATGGTGAATATAAACATCCATATTTTGTTGCCATAATTAATGGCAAAGGGAAAACAAAACCGTCAAATGTTGCGCCTGATGGAGTTGGAGAAAACGGTAATAATGAATGGAGATTAGAAGGTAGTGTTGTAAATTACTTTGGGTTTCATATTATTGATAAATCGTTTAGATTTAATATGATGTCATGGTCATATATAAACGACATACCTTATTATAAACCAGATGAAGCAGATAAGGTCGGGCAATCAATAAATATGAATGGTTTCATTACAGGTATTATCTACAATGGTGCTTCTACATCAACTGATGAATATGCTGAATTTGTAAAACAACTGTATAACAATAAAAATATCATCATTGAAACTTATACTCTTAATGGAGATGGAACGCCTAACGAAGATGCAATTCCAACAAAAAGAGTTGTTATTGGAGAACATTTAGACCCACCTGAATATCCAAATTATGATGGCGTATCAGAAGAAGCAAATGATACCACCCAATACATAAGTGTTCCTAATATTCAGACAAAATTGACACTTGAAGACGATAATGGATGCCAGATAGAGGAAACTATATATGGCAATATGAGAATTATATTGAACAATACGTCCATAAATGATTGTAAAAATAATAACAATTCAGTATTAAAGGTATCGGTATCAAATGGTGATGGTAATGAATTGATATATATTATAAATCATAATCAACATCCGTTTATATTGAATAAAATATACGAAAATGCAGGGGATTATCAGTTTGATGTAGGAACATATGCTGATTACGATTATTTGCGTTATGAAGTTTCTAAAGAATTAATTGAAAATATAAGATATACTAATTGTCATTCTCAGATACCAAGTGAGGAAGACCCGAATTCCTTAATTAATAGTGATGGTTATGGGACTACTGGTAGTTTTACACCAGTTCCAAATAATCCTGTCTATATAATTGCAATAACTGAAAATAATTGCCGTTGCATTTCACCAGTATATGATTTTACAAGAGTAGATGTACAGATTATCTTAATGAAATACACAGTAAATACGGCAGGTACTGGTGAAGGTACAGGAAGTGGAACTTCTACAAGTGAAATAACAACTCCTCCAACAGAAGAAGGTGGAGAGGAAACAACTGAAACCGTAACTGGCGATGTTGAAGTCGATGTAACAGTTGATACATCTACACCAGTAACTACATATTGTTTTGGAATAAAAATAAATAATATGGATAATTTGTATTATTTCAAAAATTATGATTTCAGTGCAGAAGTTACATGTACTGCATCAGAAGGTAATAATATAACATTTAATGTTACAAGTCAAAAGGGTGATGATAGCATAGCATATACAGAAATAAACAAAAATATATATGATGCCTTAATGTCAATGGCAAATAATCCATTGTTATCACATATACTTGTTGAAAGAACACAAGTCATTGCGACTGATTATACTGGCTTAAGACATAATTGTTTTATAATTAACAATATTGATATACAAGAAGTCGTTGAATAATAATGAATCTCTTATTTATTATTAAACAAAGTGTAAAAAATGGATAGTAAATACAAAATAAGATTAGGCGATACGGATTCAATCAACAGTATTAATACGAATAATATTATCGGTGTTGATTTGCAACAGACATCCAAATTACTCCCTTATCCAAGTGTGGTAGGGGAAGTGGATGCTTATCAGGTTTTTGAAGAAGAAAGAAATAGCTGTGAAAAATATAGATTAATAATTACAATTAATCCGTATTGTACTAATGTGTTATTCAACACTTTGACTGAAATCATACGAAACGAAGGAAGTAATATTAATGATGTAAATAATAGTAATTGTCTAGAAGTTATCACAGATGAGGAAAATTCAAAAGCACAACATACTGATGGGTGTTTAGGGGTTACAGAGCCAAACAGAAGACAAATGTTAATGAATACAGAATACTCAAGAGATAAAATAGGTTATGTTTATCATCCTGGTTATGATATATTTACTAATCATATCTTAAGAAATTTATCATTTAAAATGATAAATCTTTTAGGAAATAATACCATAAGTAGTATGGTGAATAATGGTATACAAGATACATTATGTGATGATACGTTAACTCAAACAGATAATAGACTGGTTAAATTAGCATTTAATACAATAGGAGATTTTATGCGTTATTCTGACGGTACTGTTGTTAAATACAGGAAAAGAGTAAATATAAGCACCAATCCTCAGAATGACTTAAATAAACATCTATATCTTTATGATGATATATCTTCTTTTGAAGATAGTATAAATAACAATCTATCAGAAGAGAATGGGTGGTTTGGATTTGTTAATAATTCAACAACATCAGCAAAAGAGAAAACAGATAAACCTAAGCCTTTGACAGACGGCAAAGTATTAATATGGGATGATTTGGATATAAGTAGAGTATTAAACAATTATGAAAATTGCGAATTCGTTGATATGTATCCAGATAGAAGTTTGTTCTCGTTTGAACCTAAAATCAATACATTTAGAAAACGTCTAGAATATAATTGGAAAGTCATATTAACATATCCTTATAAGAATGACTATTGTCACAATATTGTAACAAGTGAAGATGGAAAAACAAACGGCTTAAAATTGATGTCGGTTGTAAAATCACTGAATGGTTCAGGTAGTAATGCAATTATATTCAGATCGTATGCTAAACACGGTTTACAAAGAGGTGATTTTATAAATTTGTACATCAATGGTACACCTTTATCAAGAACAATTAAAGTTACTAATGTAGGTAATATGTCATCTAATAATGATGATAATGCATTGTTTTATTTTTATACGACAGACACTATTATATTAACAGAAGTTTTGGGTTTGACAATTGACACGAATAGTGGTAAATGGAGTGATGCAGGTGGTGTTATAACAACAACAGACATCAATAACAGAATAAAAGAAAAGGGTGAATACCGTTTTAGGAGAGTTGTAAACGGTGTTGAGAGCGATTATTATCTAAGAGTTTTTAGGAAATTACCCAATTTAAAAAATAAAAGACAAAACTTAACAGATGAAATAGTTAAAGCTCAACCCGATAATAATTCTGAAACAACACCATTTGAAAATTATATATATGGGTTAAATGATTTTAATGAAAGTCCAAATGCCTCAATAAATGGACAAATGATTGATTTCAATAATGAACAATATAGATTAGGTTTTGCTAGAACTATCTATAATGATAATTCTGCACAAATTACATTTACAGATACAATAGATATTGAGCATCTAGTTGATAATATAGGAAGGCCATTACATGAGTTTTATGTAACAATTATAAAAAATAACAAAGGGTATGATAAGTGGTATGGGATTACCAAAGATGATAATAGAAATGAAAAGCCATTAAATCAATATGTTATAGGTGATATAGATAGAATCAATGAAGAAGTAGAATTTTCTCATTGTTTTGGGAATTTAACGAGTGGATTTGAATTTTCAAGTATAGAGTCTGATAAAGGAAATATAGACATTGAAAAGGAAAAAGGAAAAATAGGAGACATCTCAGTTTTAAATGAATTAGGAATATTCTCGCCTATTCCTTATGAGACTAAAATCACAGATAAAGGAGCAGTAAATCCTAATAGTGGAAAATATAATGCAGATGAGTTTTATGGTGATTTAGTTGAATACAATCCTAATGAATGTTTAGAACATATATTATTACCTATTTGTCATAGATTTAATACAGTACAAAGAGAATTGCCAAAGGATAATAATATGTATAATACTTTCCAATACCAAGAGATATATAGAGATGATTATGATTTAGGTGATGGTATGGAAGTTAGGAATTATGTAGTAGGCGAAGAAGATAAAGTAACCTATGACGAAACCAAGGAAGATTTATTTACATGGCAACGGCCAGAAGGTTATTTCTATCAAGCACATTATCCTATAACATTGAAAGAATTTGGAAGTCTGAATCAAAATGCTCATAATGAATTAAAAGTAAGGGAAGCAAAGCCTTCGCAAAAAAACGGCATTTACATAAAAGTTACAACAACACTTAATTACGGAGTTGTTGCAGGAGATATCATATATGTTTGCATTGACGATGAAAACAATTACAGAAATGACAAATGGTTTGAATTTACTGTTGCTTATATCGAAGGAAAAAACAAATTTTATATGCAGCCATATAATATGTCATGGCAGGATATGAAAAACAAAATAAAGAGTAGTGTAGGGGTAGATTATAATTGGATAACATTGTCGAAAGTATTGGTAGCACCATCAGCAAATGAAGATTATACACAATTGAAATTAAGAAGAAAAAATAACAACATACCAGACTATGCAACAAGAATAGACCATAATAAGTTCTTGTGGAGAGATTTGTATAGACCAGGAGAATTGCTTGATAGTGATTTGACACAATATCCGTTTGCAAATAATGCTTTCTATATCAACAAGGAAATAAATTTTTTCTTGAAAAGACAAGATCCATACGGGTATAGCGGATTATATTGTTCACAAGCATTTCCAAATGATGTTGCAGGAAATCATAAGGAAGAGGATAATTATGTTTATAAGACGGAGGATGAAATCGTATGTTAAAATATCAGATAAATAGAAGACAAGTACAATCACAGAGACAACTGTTGGATATTGATATGGTTGAGATGGTCGATTTTCCGTCTGAAACAGGTGATAAAAGCCTGATGATATTTTATTATCCTACAGATAAGGACTATAAATTTGAGGAAGGACAGGAACTTGAGATTCAAGTCAATTGTGAAACAAACAATAACAATGATTTGAATAGCACAACTTATACATACAAAGACACATACACCCTTTTGAAAGTAAATCAGGAAAAAGGTTTATTCACCTGTCAAGTGGATAAGTATTATGATTTACAATTAGATTCATTTAACAGACAATCGGTAGTCCTCACAGTTATAGAATATGTACAGAATAGTACATATCCGATTAAAGGAAATTATTATTCATTTAATGGAAGATACTATAAATGTATAAAAACCTCAGATACACCAATTGACAAATCAATAGAAGAATTGAAAGCAGAAGGTTACTTTGAGGATTACAATGCAGATGAAGAGAGATGGTATTTATATTTCGACCAACCTCATTTATTCAATCCACCTATTGAAGAAAGGGAATACACAGAGGGAAGTGAAGAATTAAATTACAAGATTACAATATTCATAGATTTTTCATATATAGGTGATGAAGGAAGTAGTGTGAATGGTTTGGCTGAATTAGAATGCCAGTATGAAAATCCTTATGAATTATCGTATGTATTTGATGGTTCTGATGAAATAATAAATAAATTAAGAAGTGTTGTATTTACCAACGAGGAACAGACAGAAGATAACGACCTTATTTTCGGTGATGTAAACGGATTGAAAGTTTATAGGGAAACTCCATATTTCCAAAAATCTGTAAATTCTAATTTTCTTACGAATACGAATAATATATTCATTTATATTGAAAAACCATTATATCGTATTTCCATACCGTTATCTATAAATTTTGAAACTAACACATATCAATCAGATATACTGAATGAACAGTATGTTGAAGATGAAAGAAACAAGGCAATCAACAAGATTACAGATATGGAGAAGGATGTATATCATCCAGTTATATGGGATAGTAGCAAGGAAGATGAAAATGGTTATAAAATAGGAGATTATGTTGATGGAATAAACAAGGAAGTGGAGAAAATTGTTTTCAACTTGCATTTCAGACAACATAGAGGTGATGATTGGCTGGTTGAACCTGATACATATTGGAATGGATGTTACGTGGATGAGAATGGCAATAAAGCCAAATTCATAGACGAGGTTACAGATTATAGTGGTGTGAATTATTTTTCGTACAAACAGATAGATAATGGAGAGAATGAGGATATAAGACGAAGTAAACAGTCTGATTTGATGACATATTTAGGGTTTACCAATTCAGACATACGTTATCAGAAGAATAAGTTATCCCGTTCTTTCATTAGAATAATGTTCTATGATTCCATGAACCCAGGCAATCAGAATTTGTTGTATTATTCCACTATATTTGTTGATTCAGGTAAGTTGTTCGGCAAATATATCAAATACATTGAAGATACACCTTATAGAAGTGTTGTGTATGAAACCAATGAAGATACTGAAACTGAAACAATCAATGCAGAAGATAGTACAATTGATTTGGTTGGTATAAAGGTGGATAGAGAACCATACGGAGATTTATTGAAAGATGAAGAGGATAACGATTTTACAACATTAGACCAAGTTGAAGAATTAAGATTAAGTTGTCAATTCACGGTACAGGACAAGTTTCAATCAGATGCTTCAAGCGATGGTTTCTATCTGTACTTATGGAAAGATAATGAAAGTGGAGTAATGCCGTCAGATATCTATATGAAGGTTGAATTTAACCATGCAGGATATGGTAGAACAATTCCTTTTATGATGCCTTTTTGGGATCCGTATAAATACGAAAAAGCAACTAATAAACCTTTAAAGGAAAAGGGAATAAAGACATTCAAGGAGATATTGAATGATTGGAATTCCACAAAAGACGAGAATGATATTTGGAGAAATGAAGGCAATATTACCGATGGTCAATATGGAGCAAGACAATATCTGAAATATTCTTATATTCATTTCAAATATAAGTATGACAAAATACATAAACAACATATATATTATTTGGATGACGAGTTTTATGGTACAGACCCTGAAGATGGTGGGGTTCATTACCAAGATAATGTTATGACAATAAACCTATATGAAGCAAAAATGATTTAACTGATGAAAGTTTATTCTTATGAAATATCAAAAGAACCATTACTATCAAGACTACCTGCACTATTTGCATATATTGACTATGAAGTAAACGGTGATTCTGCAATACATAAAGCGACTGACAGTATTGACGGTTGCTATGGAAAGGTTATCGAGAATATCATTTATAATGGGAAAACATATACATATAGGGAACTCATCAATTATTATTACAAATACAAAAATACAACAGAAGGTGATAGGGATTTAATCGCCTTTATGGATAAAGGCATAGGTAAGAAAGAGATAAGTGAGGAAGAATATCCAAGAGATATCTACGAGTTAGTTCCAGATTACATATATATCGCAACGGCACAAAGCCAATACGATGAAATGATGAAGTTGAAAAAACTTTGTGATGCTTACGAAGCAGGTATAAATAATGGTATGGAGAGTGTACAAAGTATATGTTGTGATTGTGAGAAATATGAAAAAATGGGTGGTGATAAAATGTTGTCATTTCTTCAAGAATGTATTCAAGAAGCCAACGCTGTTGCAAATGAATATTATGGATACGTTTCAGATGATAGATTAATCTTGCATTTCAGTATAAACCTTAATTGTACAATGAATGATTTAGGTTTACTAACTCCTTATTTAGATGTATGGGAAGGAGGTAAAAAATACAATGTAGGGGATTTGGTTTATTATAACTATCAAACATATGTATGCATAAAAGAAAATACTGGGTATTGGGATAATGAGTTGGATGTTATCTTGTTCCCATACAATATAGATGAAGAGGAAAATTGCTTTAAACTAATAAAGGAAGCATTACCCGATGGTACAAAAGAGGATATTTTAATTGGTGTTGATGAAGTTGTTACAACTGACAGCAAACTGAAATCTTTAAGAAGATATAAGGAATATACTGACGCTCTTGGAAATACCTCATATCCTGATTATGGCTACGATTGGCTTTATTATTACCGTGTAGGACAAGTTATTACTTATAACACGTTAAATGATGATTTGGGAAACATTGCGTTTTTCACAGATAAAGTAGATGAAGAGATAGAAGAGGGTGAAATCTATACAGATTTATACGCTTACGGTGATATAATTGATGAAATAAATTTTGAATATAACGAAGATAGCAACCGTTATGAAATAGTGTTCACCTATTATATAGGCTGTCATTTCAAAGGAACTTGTAGTGGCAAGAAATATGATGATGACGGAAATCTATTGTATTATTTTGAGAATTTTGAAAGGGATACAGAAGATGGTTATCATGGTGTAAAATATGTGGATAGATATACAGTTGAATCAGATAGTGAAATTATAACTGATTTTGTAATTAATCCAGACGGACATATTATTGATACAGAAAATTTTAATGCATACGTGCGTGGTGATATTGAAAGTAGAAGTAAGAAATATGAATTTGTTACATATACAGCAAATCAGACACATGATAAGAATATTAATGGTTCAATAGTACAGATAACCTCTATACAAAGCCAAATATCGGCAAAAGTAAAAGGCGAGAGAGATTATGAACATAATTGGTTATTAAGAAGTGATTATTATAACGGAATTTCTTATATACCCAATACGAATGTTGATGTGTTTATTGATAGGGGAAGCACGGCAGCAATGGAGAAACATATCAAATTGGGTGAAGTCAAAACACTTGATGATATGCTTTTATATGCAAATGGTTCATTCTTTAAAATAGAAGATGTTACTGGTTGAAAAACATTTTTCAGCTACTTATTTTTATAATAGAATATATTAAATTGATTTAAATGAACGGAACATATGGTGTTGTAAGACCGTCTTTGATAAATGTAGAACAAGACGTTGAAATATGGTACAGATATACACCTACGAGGAATAATGAGGATGAACAGTATAGAAGATTTAGGAAAGTTGATAATCCCACTTCTATGCTTGACAATTCAGTATTTGAAACTGATGATTCGGCAGGTGAAAGTGATAATAGATTGCCTGGTATGTATGAATTATCATTACCAGTTGATATTTTTGGTAGAAATGGTTTTTATACTGTCTTCATTAAGCCTAGTGAATTTTATTGTGATATAAAAGATATTGGCACTCTTTCAGCATATCCTGACATTAAGGGAATTGTTGTGGATATAAATACAACTGGAGATAATTCAACTATGTTTGAAAACGATAATCTCATAGGATATCGTGTCGAATATTATGAGGATAGCCTAAGACAGGATTATTATAGAATTATCACAAGTAATAATAAATGTGAACCAGTTTCACAAAACCTTACGTCTGCCAATACAAATTCAAACGGATATCGTTTCAATGATAGTGGAACATTGAGCTTTCTCACCGTCACACCATCTACAAGCTCTTCATACAAGTCAAATCAAACTCCGTTTATAGGCAACGCAAGCCAAAGGATTATTATCACAAATACAAAGTTTGACCCTATTATGATTGAGATTGAAATGGTTGAACATGATATGGACACATTGTCAACAATGTTGGAAGGCGACCAGATTAGAAGCCTTGACAAAGGACTTGTTACCACATACAATGAGAATGGAGAGATTTACCATCAGGCTGAGCATTATACAGTGAAGAGTACATATAATACAACTGATTTGTATGAGGTAAGAAAACGCATTAGGGATAGTTTTGATAATAATGTAAATTACAATGAGTTAATTAATAGTTAATAAAATAGAAGTTATAAGGATATGGCAAGATACATAAAATATAATAGCAGTTATATTCTACGCAAGAAACACCAACAAACTACCAAAGGTACTATTTTATATAGGGATTGGGTAACTACAGGTGGTTTGAATAGATTTGTTCCTGGTAAAAAACCATATTATCAGGATAGTAATTTTGTGTTTACAATTAGCAATGTTTCAGATTACCAAAAGAAACACAAGTATGGTTCTTGGGTCGGTACATATTCTTATGATGATGTAAAAAATGCAAAATCCGATACAAATGAGGTAAAAGTAAATACATCAAGCAATGATTTGCGTGATTATGCCTATTTTGGCTCATGTATTGAATTGGTAAGAGCTTCAATAGAAAATATTATTCGTGAATTTCCAGCACAATTCAATGGTACAGATTCTATTTTACAAGAAGTTGTTGAAGACGAATTTAAAGATGTGACAGGATGCTATTTTGTAAATAATCCTTTCAATATTGATTTGCATCATAAAGAAATAGAGATTACTGATGACATTAATTCAATGAGATATATGTCATATTCTTATGAAAATTATCAGTTGGGTGGAAATGATATAACAGATTACAACATTAAAGTAAGTGATAATTATCAAGAGATAATGGCTTGCCCTCAAAATTTTTCCTATAGAGAAAGAGTGTTGTTTACTATTACAATTAACAATTCGTTAGAAATAAAGGGATTGTGGATTGAGAATACGGTTATTTATGTTTCAGATAATCAAAATTTTGTAGTGAAGCCAAAAGATGAAATTATAGAGGAATATTTTAATAATCTTGAAGGGTTTGAAAGACAGCTATTAAATAGAAGTACAACGCCATTATACAAGAATACTTTTATTACACCGATTGAAGGACAAACAGGTACAAAATATGTCAATCGTGATTATATTTGGCCGTCAGTTGGTTATCAGATTGATATAGAGTCTCCTTCTTATACGGTATTTGTGAACAATCTTATTTCTATTGCAACGTATTTTGATAACACTGAATGTGACAACTTGTATAGAAGTATGACACATGAAGCAATTAAGAACTATGATTGGACTTATACAAGGGAATATAGCGACGGAGAAGAACAAGATAATATAGATGGTGGTACAAGGGTTGAACAATTATTAAGGCTGTATGGAAGAAGTCTTGATGATTTGAAAAGGGAAATAGATGGTATCAAATTTACAAATAGTGTAACTTATGACGGTTTCAATAATCAAGCTGACGCACTTCTTTCAGATAAAGCAGAATTATTAGGATGGGAGGCATATTCGACAATACCAGCCTTAAAACGGAATGAGAATGATACAGCGGTAGTTGATGTCAGTAACATGAAATTAACAAGGGAATTCCTTGAAGAGCAAGGATTGAATTGGTATTCCGCATATAACACTGATAACATAACCCCTCAGAAAACGGACAACGAGTTTATGAGAAGAATGATATTGAATTCCAAAAGGATATTCTCAACCAAAGGAACGGTTCAATCCATTGACATGGTAATGGGTATGTTTGGTTTTGGAAGTGATAAAGGCGACTATGTTATAGAAGAAGAATATGGCTCTGTTGTTCCTGCAAATACAGATATTGTACATGGCATTTTCTACAATATAAACTATAATAAGCAAGAGCCGAGATTATATGATGATGAAGAAGACCCGTATAGTGGTGTTCCGTTGAAAGATGTAAGTATAGGAACTAAGGCCGTAACAGAGGGTACTACAACAACATACGAAGATGATTTGATAACAGTTCCTTATTATGACAGTTCAAAGGAATACGATGGATATTTGTATTTCCAAACAGCAGGTGGATGGGGTTCGGACGGAAGCGATGATATAACTACCTATAATGAAACTTTCAATTATCTGAAAGTTGTATCAACTATTAGTGATTTGTTGAATGTAACAAGAAATGATGCAAGCAATGGGGATATTTATTATGTTGTAAACATTGATGATATAATAGATTATTACCCTGATATAACAGACCTTTCAGTTGTAAAACATACATTCTATGTAACCAATGAATATAACTTGGCAGACACAAGTTTTACTGGATGGGAAAATACAGCATTTGCAACGGATGAGAATATTAAGAAAAAGGCTGATTACTTGGAAAATGTCATATCTATCAATATAGGAAATAATCCTCATGTTGGATATGGAAAATATGACAATGGAAAGAGTTATTACGAGTATATGGCACAACCTTTCAAGTGGGCAATAGACACTAATAATTTGGCACAAGAATATGTGGAACAAGCAGAAGACAATTCATTTGACGTTACAAATGCAATAATAGATAGTGATAGAAAGGTTAAAATTGTATCAAAAGATGAATTGAAACAGAACTATTATCTTAACAGTAAGGTAATAAGAATGAGAAATATAAAACATAGCAGTAGGTTATATAAACAATACTTTAATGATGTAATATTGAATTATGTTATGCAAGTCATTCCATCTACTGCCATATTAATACTTGAAAATTTTGATTGATGAAAGGTGATATTAGTAAATATACATTGGCATTAAGTATGAATACTTTAACATTCGATGCGCTTAATCCCGAACCACAGACAATAACTGTTACTGTGAACGGATCTAGTAATTCAAAGTGTTACGACATTGTAACCGATATGGATTGGATAACAGTCAAGAGAAATTCTTCAAACGGGAATTTAGGGGAAGTTACAATCGTTCCGTCAACCAATAATGTCACTAATTATACGAAAGAAGGATATATTGTATTCTATCACAAGGCAGACCACGAAGTTTTTCAAGTATTGGATATAACACAAGAGAATATTAATTTTGAAGTAACACCAGAAATAATAGAATTGACATTTCCATCGGAAACAGAGAATACTCAAGTTATAAAAGTAACAGCTAAAGGTGGAAGAAAAAGTTTTTACATAAACGCTATTAATGAATATGATGCGGAAGAAAATATAAGGCTATCATACGACAATGCCTTTGAATTTTCAGTAACTCCATTGGATGATGACACTGGTAATCAAGAAAGTAAGACTTATAATTTGGCAATATCATCTCATGGTATAATCACTACAGGAGTAAGATATGAAGTAATTTTAACCCATAGTGATTTAAGGAATATATACGCTGTATTATCTATACAATATGAGGGAATTGATTTGACATTGCCGAAAATAGAGAGTGAAGAATTTGTATATTGTACAGACTTGGAGAATATGGAGATTACGGCAAATACATTATCAGTACAGACAATGGCAGCAAGAAGCATTGATGTTGTAAAACCTATCATTGAGGAAAATATTAGTATGGAGACAAATGGAGTTATGAACCCTGACATTATAGATTTGAATGGTAATGAAGTTAGAATAAAGATATATACTGCAATAGATAATAATGGTGTAAAAGAAACTGATTCTGACATATATGTAAGACTATCTTCTTCAATTGCGACAGTAAGATATGCAAAAGAAGAATATACAATGGATTATAAAGTAATATATGTAAGTAAGTCCGATTCTGCGAAATTCAATGGTATAAGATATTGTGGTATGACAGTATATAATAAAGAAAGAAGAAAGCAATATATAAAAACTGTCTTAAAAGTAAAAGGATAACCAAATGGCTATCCTTCTTTGTTATAAATTCAATAATCTTTCCTCATCATTATTTACATCATCATAAGATGCAATTTCAAATTTATATATCTTATAATCGCTTGGAACTTCGTGAAATTTATAAGTCATATTCTCTAAATCCCATACCACATAACCGTGCATTGAAACATTCTCACCCGCATTTTGTTGGAACAATGATGAAGGATAAACAATAGGAACTCCATTCTTTTTTAGTTCCTGGAATTTATGGATATGTCCAGCCATTATACAATCACATTCCTCAAATTCATCTGTATCAATTCCATCTTCAGTCATTCTTCCCAAATCAGTGACAGCACCAGCCACATCGCCATGATACAATCCAATAATTCTGCTATCGTTGTTTTCTTTTTTAGGGATTATAGGTTTTGCGAATTTATCAAACATTGAAAATAATGCCCAAGTCACATTTTCATCTACAATACATCCGCTCTTATAATTCAACTCCTTATCTATATAGACAATATTAGGATATGCTCCAGCAATTTCAAATGTAGGAGTGATTGAATCCATTCTATCAGTGTTATTCTCCAACATATCGTGATTACCTGCCACAATGATGGTTTTAGCAAGGGCGTTTAATATATTAAGCATTTTATGGAAGGTGTTTTTCGCTTCATTAGATGCCTTGATTTTTTGATGGAATATATCACCGACAATAACAATTCTTACTTCATCTTGTTTGCAACCACACTGTGTTATTTGGGTTACTAAGTCTTTTAGAAACCCGTCTACCATTTTGGAGTATGGGCGGTTATCTTCTGAATTAGGGATATGTATATCCGAAATATGAAATATTTTCTTAATCATAATCTTAAACTTTTGTGCAAATATACTACAATATTTTGATACAACCAAATACAACTTGATTTTTCAGACAACAAACGTTACATTAAAGGTATGTAGATAAAATATTTTATATAAATGGATATTATATTAGGATTAGACGTTTCTACTGCATGTATAGGGTTAACCCTTGCAAAAGAAGAAGATGGGAAAATAGATATATTAGAAGTAACTCATTTTAGGTTGAAAGTTCCCTCAAAGATAAAGGGAACTGAAGCATTATTCCATAAAAGTTCATATTTTAGTGGAGTATTGGAAACATATAAGGATTTATCAAGGTTTAATCTTGACTTACACGTTACCAAAGTTGTCATAGAAGAACCGTTAGTAAGCAGCAACAATAGTGAGACAGTAAGTACATTACTACGTTTCAACGGCATGATTTCTCAGTCAGTATATTCGATATTGAACGTGATACCAGAATTTATTTCATCATACGATGCAAGAAAATATGCTTTTCCAGAACTGATAGCCATAAGAAAATACAACAAAAAAGGTGATGTTTATCCGTTAAGTAAGATTAGACATGCATTGAAAAACAGCGAATTGGTATTATTTGGAGGTTATGATTGGAATTGTGCGAAGAAAGAGATACTTTGGAATAAAATTTCAGAAATGTTCCCTAATATTCATTGGGTATATGACAAGAAACAAGAATTAAAGAAAGAAAATTTTGATGCAAGCGATAGTCTGGTGTGTGTTATAGGCTATGTAAGAAAACAAATATACAAAGACTACCCAAAACCGCAGGTTGTAGAATACAAAGAAGAAGATATTGGGGATGGGAAAGTGAAAATCTATTATATAACAGAATTTTGTGGCATGAAATACACAAAGATTATTGAGTTATACTGAAATAATGTTAAACCACAGAAAGATAATTCCCTTGCATATTGGTTATATGAGGGAATTATTGTATATTTGCGTCCAAAATACTGTAACACTAATATGTTTGAATACGAAATTGATAAAATACGTTCCATATTGATTGATGTCTTAGGGCAACCCAAGAACGAGCCTTATAGTTCAGGGTGGCAAAGCTTTTGTTGCCCTTATTGTGCAGCAAATGAAGGGGCTGAAAGTGATGGTAAATACAATCTTGAAACAAATGTAGAACATGGATGCTATTTTCACTGCTGGAAATGCGAAACGAGTGGAAAATTATCAAAATTGATAAGAGATTTTGGTAATATAGCACAAATGTCCGAATATAGGGAAATCCTTAATACTATTCGCAATTCCAAACTATATCAGATAGGAGGAAATGGCAAAGAAGTGGAGATGATTGATATTGAAACTTGTATTTCCCTACCAAATGGTTACAAAAAGCTTCATAAAGGTGATAATCCTTTGTTACCGCCTTTGCAATATCTTCGCAAAAGGGGAATCACAGACGATATAATTGAAAAATATAACATAGGGTACACAACATATTATTGTGATGATTTTACTCAGAGAAATCGCATTATAATACCTTCTTATGATGAAGTCGGAGAGCTTAATTACTGGGTTGGAAGAGATTACACAGGCAAAAACAAGGTAAAATATTGCAATCCAAAAATTCATAAGACAAGTATAGTATTTAATGAAGGTTTAGTCAATTGGTACGAGAATATAACCCTTGTAGAAGGGCCTTTTGACCATATTGTTGTGCCAAATTCGATACCATTGTTAGGAAAGTCACTAACTATGGAAAATGCAGTCTATAAAGCATTAAAGGAAAAAGCACACGCAAATATAAATATATTATTGGATGACGATGCCTATGATAACGCTTATAGAATGTACAAGTTTCTTAACAGTAAAGGTTTCAAAGACAGCGTAAGGCTTATCCAATGCCCACAAGGTTATGATGCGTCATTGATAAACGAGAAATTTGGCAAGAAAGGAATAATCAAGCTACTTAGGAATGCAATTAAATTGGATGAATATACATTAATGAGATATTAACTGCATTCAACAGTAGTGTCTTTTACCGTATTCAACCATCCGTTTAAGAATTTGCATTGTGAGGGATTTTTAGATACAAGATTTTTATAATTATATGCCAAGAAAACCCAAAGGTCTTTAGCCTTTGGGATGAATTGGCATAATGGTCAGCCCTGGTT